TGGGAAGATTGCTCCAGCGGTAGCAGGTGGCGGCGGCAGTAAATACAGCGTTGTGTCGACAGAGGATGCAATGGATGCTGTGACCGAGGAGTTCTTTAGGGTGCTCAAGCGTCCCCCAACCCCGGCAGAAGCACGTCAAGCTGCCATAAATATTCAACAGGCTGAGCGCTCGGCTGCAATGGGTGGATCAGTAGACCCGGTATCCCTTGGGGTTGCTGCTAGATCACAGGCAGAGAAGGCGTCTCCTGGTGAGTTTGCTGCCAACGCCGCTGGAAGTGCTATGACAAGAATCTTCGCACTACTTGGTGGCCAATAATGGCAACTAAAAAAGCAGCTAAAAAACCAGTCTCTGACTGGAAGGCAACGTTCATTGCCAAGTACCCACAGTTCGCAAAAATACTTGATGGTGGTGCTGGAGAAGTAGAAGCCCGCAGCGTTTTTGGCGATGACATCATTGACTTGATTTTGGATGTTGCTAACAACCCAAGTCAATATGACTTTACTACCCAAGCCGGTATTGAGGCATTCGATTCAAAGGTTTATGCAACCAAGTACTACAACGAAACATCCAACGCAGCAAAGGTGTTTGATGCACTCACCGACGGTGAGAGGATGGAGAGGGTACAAAACAATCGGATCAAGATTGCATCGGAGTATGGTGATCTTGGCCTGACCAAAGAAGAGCTTGACAGCATAGCTTCAACGGTTAGCCGTCGTGGTCTTGCTGGCATAGCTGCATCGCAGTACATCAACACGGTTGTTGGTTCTCGCGGGCGCGGCAAAGAGGACCTACTGCAAAGCGCCGACTCTGCAGCGTTAAAGAAAATTGCAGATGCCTATGGGTACAAGCCACCAGATCTTGACGACCAGATCCTTGCTGCCATCCAGGGCAAGGAATACAACGGAGAGATTCTGACTGCTGATTCATTCAAGAAGAAAGGTATTGCGCTGGCAAAAGCCGCGCACTTCCAGCTATCCCAACAGCTTGATGCCGGATTAACCCTTCAGGAAATCTTTTCCCCATATCGAGACCTTGCTTCACGCGTGCTTGAGGTGGCTCCAGATTCAATTGATTTCAATGATCCAAAGTTTAGTGTTGCATTTGGAACCAAGGACAAGCCATCGATGAGCCTAAGTGAGTGGATGGAGACTTTGAAGTTTGATCCAAAGTATGGTTATGACAAGACATCGCAAGCAAAAAGTGATGCCAGGTCTATGGTTATGTCAATGGCCAAAGCGTTTGGAAAGGTCGAGTAATGGCAACACCTGAAGAAATCAGTAATCTTTATTCACAGGTTGGCGCTCGTATTACGGGTGCTGGCCAAACATACATTGATGGTGTCTACTCTGGTTTCCAGGCAGGAACCATTACAGCTCAGCAAGCAGCTGATGCCCTCAACAATGTCATGCGTCAAGCCAACTCGGGTTACACGGGTGTAGAGGTATCCTCAATGGATCTGGACACATCTGGTGTTCCTGACGCTGGGTCGGCACGGGACATTCTTCGTAGCGGTTTGGCGTCTTACGGTCTTGACGGTTTGTATGACGCAATCTGGACCAAGTACACCCGTGGTGAGGTTGACCCAGGAAACTCGGATGCCTTTATTTACTCACTAAAAGAAGAGCCTGCATACAAGCAGCGCTTTGCAGCAAACGAAATCCGCAAGGCCAAGGGGTTGCCAGAACTACTGCCATCTACCTACCTTGCCATGGAGCGAGAGTACAAAAACGTAATGTCGTACAACGGATTGCCTCAAGGGTTCTACTCGGACAGCGACCAACTAAACAAGTTGATTGGTGGAGACGTATCGGTAAACGAGTTGAATAACAGGCTTCGAGATGCTTACCGTGTTGTCAAGGATGCCCCAGTTGACGTAACGGAAAAGCTCAGGACAATGTACGGATTGAGTGACGGTGACATCCTGGCCTACTTTATTGACCCGGAAAAAGCTCGTCCAATGATGACCTCTGGTGAGTACAAGATCCAAGCTCAAGCAGCCCTAACCGCAGCACAAGCCCAACGACAGGCTGGACTAAATGTTGGACGTGAGTTTTCAGAAAACGTAGCCAGGCGCGGAATAACCCAGGCCCAACAGACCACAGCATTCGAGGGTGTGGCCAATATGCGAGAGCTTCGTCGTGCAGCATCAACCGAGGCCGGACTAACCGAAGAGCAGATAGCTGGAGCAGCACTCAACACGGATGCAGAAGCAAAGCGCAAGCTTGATGAACTCAAGAGAAGGAAAGTTGCCGGACTTGCTGGAGGTGGTGGATTCACTCAGCGTCAAGTCGGCGGAGCAATTCAATCTGGTTTAGGAAGCGTGTGATATAGTTTTAACAGTTCCAAGAGGAACTAACCATTGGAAAATCCCCCGGTTTCAATGTGCACTTAGGGGTGTATTAAGTTATGCAGCCGTTTGGTTCCTCCAACCAAGCGTGGGCAGAAGGAGTGGGTCATGTCAGAACAAGACTTCTATGAAGAAGAGGATGTTCAAGACCAAGTGCAGCAACCTCGCGATCCAGTCAGGTCACACCTGAAGAAACTGGAACAAGAGAACAAAGAACTTCGACAGCTAAAAGCAGATGCTGAAGCAGCCAAGAAGAAGTTAGCTTTCGTGGAAGCAGGCGTAGACCTGTCAAGCCCGGTAGCTGAATACTTCATCAAAGGCTACGACGGTGAAATCTCTGCTGATGCCATCAAGTCTGCAGCTTCAAAACTTAATCTCACACCGCAAAGTGCACCACAGCCAGATCCGGTACATGCAGAAGAACAGCAAGCATGGAACCGAATTGGAAATACCGCAAGAGTGGGTGAGGTGGGAGAGCCGCAGGTTGACTTTGCCGCACGAATCATGAACGCCAAATCCGAACGAGAAGTGATGGAACTGCTGTCCCAAGCAAGAGTAAACCAAACCAACATCATCTAACTCAATTAAGGAACTAAAAAAATGGCAGGCGAAACAACAACCGCGTCATTGTCCGTAGACCAAATTGCGTTTGATCGCCTTGCATATTTTGCATTGCGTTCAGAGCTTTTGTTCGATCAGGCAGCTGACGTACAACCAGTAGCACAGGCAATGCCTGGAAGCGCTGTAACCTTCACTATCTTTAACGACATCGCAGCAGCGACCAGCACGTTGAACGAAGTAACCGACGTAACCCCAGTTGCCCTCTCGGACAGCCAGGTAACCGTCACCCTTGCTGAATACGGCAACGCTGTAGTAACCACCGCCAAGTTGCGTGGAACTGCATTCTTGGACGTAGACGCAGCAGCAGCAAACGTAATCGGATACAACGCTGGTGACTCATTGGACAAAATTGTTTCTTCAGTTTTGCAAGCAGGTAGCAACGTGGCTTACGCAACCGGTGGTGCTTCGGCTCCTTCGGCCCGCGTCGACATGGCTGTTGACGACCTGTTGGTTGCCAATGACGTGCGCAAGCAGGTAGCTGCATTGCGTAAGGCCAACGTGCCAACCTTCAATGGTTCGTACATCGGCTTTATCCACCCAGACGTGTCGTATGACTTCCGCTCTGCAGTAGACGTGGCCTCGTGGCGTACACCAGCTAACTACGTAAACCCAGAAGGAATCTACAACGGAGAAATCGGTCTCTTTGAATCAGTACGATTCATCGAAACCCCACGCGCACCAATCTTTGAAAATGCTTTCAACGGTGCAGGCGCAGCTGGAACAGGTGACTCCTATGCAACCCTTATCATGGGCCGTCAGGCTCTTGCCAAGGCATTCAGCACACAGGATGGAAACGGCGCAATGCCAAAGGTTGTTCGCGGAAACGTGACCGACGTGCTCATGCGTCTCCAGCCTATGGGTTGGTACTGGCTCGGTGGCTACGGCCGCTTCCGCGAGGCTTCATTGCGTCGCATTGAGTCAGCATCATCTATTGGTGCAAACGCAAGCTAAGCAGCTAACTACATAGCTGTAAGCAGCAAGCCCCTCCGCCTAGTACGCGGGGGGGCTTTGCTATACTAATTACGAACGAGGAGTCATAATGTCAATTTCTAACTACGCAGAACTTAAGTTGCTCGAACATGTAACGGGCTACGGTTCATTCACAATGCCATCGAATGTGTACTTGAAGTTGCACACCGGTGACCCAGGTGAAGACTGCACGGACAACCCAGCAACGGAAGCTACACGCAAGATCACAGCTTGGGCTGCAGCAGCCTCTGGTGCAATTGCAACTAGTGCAACTGTTGAATGGACAAACGTTGCCGCTACCGAAACATACAGCCATTGGTCAATGTGGGATGCATCAACTGCAGGCAACCCATTGTGGTCTGGTGCTCTTTCTGCTTCAGCCGCTGTAACTTCTGGCGACACTTTCCAGATCACATCACTTACTCTGTCTCTCGACTAGTAGGTAGGGGAATCCCCTATGGCTGCTTTTCAAAGCACGCTCACAGATTTTTCATCTGCATATAGACCAGCAACTGGTCTTTACTTTGGCGCACCAATCTGGCAGCTAACTGCTGCTGGATCTGGTTCGTCCTCTTCTGTTGCTGTTGCGTTTGGAACTAAAGCAAAACTTGCAACAGGTTCTGGTGCTGGTTCTGCCGCTGCTGTTGGTGTCCGTATTGTGGGCAGAACCGCAACTGGATCAGCTATTGGCGCACACGTTGCTGTAATTTCTGGACCAACCCAACTGAGGCTCGGTGCAGTAACCGACTTCTCCTTCCCATATCTAACTGGCGGACGCTTCTATCTTGGTCCTGCTTACTATCTAAGAACC